TTTATCTCACTATGACCTCAGAGGAGAGATTTCTCGTAAGATCGGATACGCTCTTGCTGAGAAGTATGACAGACTTATCTTCCGTCAAATTGCAAAAGGTGCACGTCTTGCGTCACCAATCACTAAGGCAGGCTACGTAGAGCCCGGTGGTACACAGATCAGATTAACCAGAACTGGTGTAACAAACGCTACTGCTGCTTATGATGCTACATGTTTAATCAACGGTTTCTATGATGCTGCTGCTGCACTAGACGAAAAGGGAGTAGGCTCTGAAGGTAGAGTAGCTGTACTTAACCCAAGACAGTACTACGAACTTATCCAGAACGTTGAATCAAACTCTCTAATCAACAGAGACGTACAAGGAGACGCATTACAGTCTGGACAAGGTATCATTGAAATTGCAGGCATTAGAATCTACAAGTCAATGAACATTCCGTTCTTCGGAAACTATGGTACTAAGTATGGTACTGCATCTGCTACAAACCCCGGTGTAACAAGCCCCGGAAACGTAGGATCTTTCATTGGTGATGACACAACTACTAATGGAATGGAAGATGCACGTTCTAACCAAACTGGTATCCATAACAACTATGGTAATCACTCTGACTTCGAGAACAGCTGCGGACTTATCTTCCAAAGAGAAGCTGCTGGTGTTGTTGAAGCTATCGGCCCACAGGTTCAGGTAACTTCAGGTGACGTATCAGTTGTATACCAAGGTGACGTAATCCTTGGAAGACTAGCAATGGGTGCAGACTTCCTAAACCCAGCTGCTTGTGTTGAGTTACTAGCCGGTGCAGACCCTGCTTCTACAGGTAATGCTGCGTTCGGTGACAACTATCCAACAAACGCTTAATTTTTATTTTTATACGGAGGCTTCGGCCTCCTTTTTTTCTTATGGCAACCACAACTATTGACCTCGATACCGAACTATCCGCAGTGAACTCTATACTGGGAGCTATCGGACAAGCACCTATAACTACTCTGGGTACTGTTAGTACGACTGAAAATATTGAAGCGTATGACAACCCAGAAGTTGCTTTTATTTTTAATATTCTTCGTGACGCTAATGTAGATACACAGTCAGAAGGATGGCATTTCAATACTGAACTTCATGTAGAATTTGCAAGAGACACTAACAATAGAATAGCATTTCCTAATAATATATTAAGATTAGATCTACATGAAAACCAATCAAAACGTACAAAAGATCTAGTTAACAGAGATGGATTTATGTACGACAAAATCACACATTCAAATCAATTTGATGCAAACCTTATTTTAGATGTAACTTATCTATCACCTTTTGACAACTTACCGACTGTATTTAAAAGGTACATAACTTATAGAGCATCACGTGTAGCTGCTACTCAGTTAGTTGCAAACCCTGCTTTAGTTAAACTATTAGCTCAACAAGAGGCACTCTCTAGAGCTGCTCTCATGGAATATGAATGTAATCAAGGAGATCATAATATGTTAGGATTTCCAGAAAATTCTTCATACCAAACTTATCAACCATTTAGAAATCTAAGGAGATAATGGCAGGCATAACACAAACTATACCAAGTTTTACTGGCGGTATGTCAGACCAACCGGACAATCTAAAATTTCCGGGACAAGTTAAGAGCGTTGAAAATGCAATACCTGATATAACTAGAGGTTTATTCAAACGACCCGGTGCTGAAAGAGTAGCTGTTGATAAAGAACCATTAGATAATGTACAGTCCGGTGGATCTTGGTTTCATTATCAGCGTGATGAAGAGGAAGGATCATACATAGGACAGGTTGACGCTACTGGTCAAGTAAGAATCTGGAAAGCTGATGGTGATAATGCTGGTGCTCCACAGACTGTGCAATACGGCTCCCAAACTGCAACTCAATATGTAGGAGGCACTAAAGAAAAAGAGTATCTACAAACAAGTAATCCAGAAAATTTGCAATTTCTTACAATTAATGATAGCACATTTGTAACTAACAGAGATCCGGATAGGGAAGAGACTGAGGTACAATTTGATAGCTTCACAACTGTATGGGAAATAACACAAGATTTACCCGCTGGTAAAGTAGTTACTTTTACTCAACCCGGTCTGGCTACCTATGGATTAGCTTCTGGTGATAAAGTGTCTTTAGATTTCAGTAAGTCTACTGCTACTGGAAAACCTAATAGTGGTATTTACACCATACATGCTATAAATGAGATTCAGTTTAATGTTTTTGCACAATCAGGTACTCTTGGTGCTACAGATTCAAACGCTACTGTAGGTTGTACTGTTACTAAAGTTACAGCTACTGCACCTCATCCACACTTTGCATTTGTAGAACTGTTACGCACTGAAAATGGTAGACAGTACGGTCTTAATATTTATAGTACTACAGATAACCCACAATCTTTAACACGAGCTACACGTTTAAGTGTAACAAGCGACCAAGGGTTAAATATTCCACCAGCTCCAACATACGCTCCCTTAGATGAGACTGATGGTACAGGTCACTGCCCCGGTATAGGCACTCGAGTCTTTGCTGTAAGCAGCGGAACAACAAAAAAGAATTTAATATTTAGAATAAATACTTTAGGTCAACAGGCAGTTAGCCCTAACTATTCAGCAAACGCAAACGGAGCTGGTGGTAATAACTACAGATGCACTTATAGTAAAGAGATTACTCTATTACATGGTGGAGAAGGATGGGCTTTAGGGGATGATGTGATTGTCGGATTTGAAGGTTATCACTATCGAGTTCGGGTTGAAGCAATAGAAACAACCCAAGCTCCATGCACTGTAGTTTCTGGTTCAGATGGTTTAGTTAGACCTGAACCAACTCCCTTTGATGCTGACACGGCTGTTACAGCTGATACTGTACTAGGTGGGATAAAAGCTCAACTTGATCTTATACCAAGTGTCGGCTGTCAGATTATCGGAACGGGTTTATACCTTTTTAGCAATGAAGTTGCTTTTAATGTAACCGTCCCAGAAGAAGATCTTATGAGAGTTATGCACAGCTCTGTTAATGATGTAACAAAATTACCAAACCAATGTAAACATGGTTATATTGTAAAAATTTCTAATGCTCGTATGGCTGACGAGGATGACTACTATTTAAAATTTGAAGGTAAAAATGGTAGAGATGGTAATGGTTCTTGGGTTGAATGTGCACAGCCGGGACTGCCTACAAGGCTAAATCATTTACCATTAATTATTCAGAGAACTAAACTTGATTTTGGTGGTACAACTAATGAAATAGCTACTTTTACTGTTAGAGAATTTGAGTATGCTGAAAGAGAAATAGGAGATGACAACTCAAATCCTGTACCGTCTTTCGTAGGAAAGCGTATAAATAAAGTTTTATTCTTTCGTAATAGATTAGTATTCTTAGCTGGTGGTAATGTTATACTAAGTCGACCGGGCTCGATTGCAAAACCCGACTTTTTTTCAGAGACTGCTCTCACCGTATCAGCTAGTGACCCAGTAGATATATCTTCTGCCTCTACGTTTCCTTCAGAATTATTTGATGCAATAGAAACAACAACTGGTTTACTCGTATTTAGTACAAACCAGCAATTTTTATTATCGTCTGATGACACAGTTCTTAATCCAGATACAGCTAAGTTACGAAGTGTATCTACCTTTAATTACAACAAGGTTGTTCCTCCTATATCTCTAGGCACTACAGTAGCATATCTAGATAACTCAGGTAAGTTTAGCCGCTTCAATGAAATGGCTAATATACGTAGAGAAGGTGAGCCTAATGTAGTAGAAGTAAGTAAAGTTGTTCCCTCATTACTTGATAAGAACTTAGATTTAATTGCAAACTCTACAGAGAATGGTATCGTCTTAATGACTCAAAGCGGTGGCCCAAAAAGTGTAGTTTACGGGTATAAATATTTTCAAGTAGCTGAACAACGTCAACAAGCAGCATGGTTCAAATGGAAATTTAATAAGCCAATAATTTATCACTTTATAATAGATGATGCTTATTTTTTTCTAGACACAAATTATCATTTACAAAAGATAAGACTTGTAAAATCTGACGATGACTTTACTGTAACTGACGATAACTCAGTAAATTACTTATTACATTTAGATAATTACACTTCAATTAATGGTGGTGTCTACGACCCAACGTTAAACCGGACTACGTTTAGCACTACTTGGTTGACTTCGATTCCATCACCTAAATATACCTTAATCATAATAGATAAGAATGGTAGGTACGCTCCAGCTACAATTAGTAATAACAACTTTACTGTAGACGGTAACTGGTCAAACTCGG